GCATTATATCAACTATTTAATATTTTTCTTTTAATGTCGCTTTTATAGTTTATAATTACATACATATGAAAATATAGTTTCATGAAATTATAAAAATATAGGCCGCAATGAAAAACATGCTCTTTAAAAATGTTGGCATACCCTTAGAAGTAAAAGAGATAGGCGATGATTTTGTGCATCTTGAAGGGCTTGCCTCTACATTCGGAAATGTAGATAGGGTGGGTGATATTATCGCAAAAGGCGCATTTACCAACACTCTGACAAAAAGAATGCCTAAATTGCTCAATCAGCACAACATGGATCAGCCTATAGGTGTTGTTGATAGCGCGTTTGAAGTCGAAGAGGGGTTGCGCATTAAAGCTAGAATGCCCAAGGGTAACCGAATGGTTATGGATTTATTGCCGCTATTGACAATGGGCGCAATAAGGGATTTTTCCATAGGTTTTAATGTTGTGGACTCAGAGTCTACAAGCGATGGCGTTAGAACTATAAAAGAAATAGACCTATGGGAAGTTTCGCTAGTAACTATACCAGCAAACCCAGAGGCTAGAATAACAGGCGTGAAAAAAATAGATGACGAAAAAATGGTTGATGCTGAGAAAGCCGAATCAATTAATACTAAAAAAGAATTTGAAGCAATACTAAAAGAAACCGGATCTTTCACAAGAAAGGCTACCGTTATTCTGGCTTCAAGATTCAATGAAATTTCTGCGCAGGGTGATCCTGCCGCAAAAAAGGCGGTGCAGAGTGATTCTGTCGATGGCAATAAATTGCTTTTAGAAGCAATGAATAAACTTAAAAAATCATTAACAAAGGAATAAAAACATGTCTGAAATAGATAAAAATTCATATCTTGAAGTAATAAAAGGCGTAGAGTCAATTCGCGCAATTGCTGAAAGCACATCTGCTGATACAGCAGAGTCTAAAGAACAAATTACTAAAATTGGTGAAGAATCTGCAATTATTAAATCTAAAATTGACGCAATCGAGCTAGCTAAAACTGCTGATGATAAGAAAATGCAGTCTGAAATAGATTTGCTTAAGTCTGATTATGACACTCTTTACAAAAAGACTCGCGGACTTGGCGAAAGCGAATCTAATGAGGCCGTTAGCGCATATCATGCTGAATTTTCTAAGTACATACGCAAAGGTGTGATACCTAATGACGATTCACTTAATGAAATTGCTACTCAGTATGTATCAAAAACTATTGATGCAAAAGATGAGCATGACTTCAATAACGCTGTTTATCAGATGAAAACGGAGCAAGGGCCAGAAAGCGGTAAAGGATTTTACATGCTTAATGACCTTAAAACTATGCGTACCGGCAATGATCCAGATGGCGGATATCTAACTGCTGTTGATCGCAGAGCCGATACCACTGTTACTCGTGAGTTTGAAACATCCCCTATGCGCGCTATTTCTCAGATTCTTACTACTGGATCTGGTGAAGTTGAAATTATCATTGATGATAACGAGTCTACTAGCGGCGGATGGGTTGGCGAAGAAACTGCGCCCACTACAACTGCGCAGGCACAAGTTGGCCTATTAAAAATTGCTATTCATGAGCAGTTTGCAGAGCCTAAAGTTACTCAGAAAATGCTTGATGATGCATTCTTGAATGTTGAGCAGTGGTTGAGCAATAAAACTAATGATATCCTTACTCGTACAGAAAATACTGCTTTTGTTACTGGTGATGGATCTCAGAAGCCTAAAGGCTTCTTATCTTATAATGCTTGGGCTGTGGCTGGCACGTATGAGCGCAATAAACTAGAGCAAGTAAACTCTGGATCTGCTGGCGCTGTTAACGCCGACGGCCTTATCGAACTTCAGAATGCGTTGCTTGAAGGTTATCAGGCTGGTGCGTCATTCCTTATGAAGCGCGCAACGTTTGGCGATGTTTCTAAATTAAAGAATGGTAATGGCGAGTATCTTCTTAATACCATGATGCTTCCACAGGGGGCGTCTACAACTCTACTAGGCAAACCTATTTATTTTGCTGACGATATGCAGGCTGTTGCTGCCGACGCTCTTGCAATCGCTTATGGTGACTTTGGTGTAGGTTATACTATTGTTGATAGAATTGGCTTGCGTGTATTACGTGACCCTCTAACAGCAAAGCCCTACATTAAATTCTACACCACTAAGCGCGTAGGCGGTGCTGTTACCAATTACCAAGCTATCAAGATACAGAAGCTTGCAGCTTAATGAAATGAGGGGTTGAAATGCACCCCTCTATTTTTACAAAATTAAAATAAGGAATACTATCATGCCTGTTAAAGATATAAGAAGTAATTTAGAGTCTCGAGCTGCATTTGCAACCGCGGCTATTTCAACCAACACAACCACTACTGGAGCTATAATTGATACTGCTGACTTTGATGGTGGAGTTATGTTCACTGTATTTTGTTCCGCATATACAGACGGTACATATACACCACTTATTGAAGATGGCGACAATTCTGCACTTAATGATGCGGCCGCGGTTCCTGATACTTATCTAATTGGAACGGAAGCTGGGGCGGCTCTGAGCGCTATAACTGCATCCGGTGCTGTGCTAAATACCATAGGTGTTTATGGAACTAAGCGTTATTTGCGTTTAAGCTTTGTGTCAGCAAGTACAACAACTGGAGCGACTGTTGGTGCTATATTTGATGGCAACCCAGAAGTTGCACCTAGTGCTAATCTTTCTGCATAGTTAATTTTTAGGGGGGGTGTAAAAACCTCCCTATTTAAAAAAGGAATTGTTATGAAAGTTATTGCAAATAAAGTGGGCGCGTTGGCTGTTGACCCTAGAACGGTTGTACATTTTACAACTAACGAAAAGTTAGAGCCTGGCGTTAAAGGATTAAGTGAAGAAAATATTAAAAGGTTAATTGAACTTAAATTTGTTGATATTTTAGTTGAAGTGGCTGAAACTGAATCAGAAGTTGAGTTGGTTGCTGATATTCCTGAAGCTTATGATTTTGAATCCATTAATGATAAAGATGAACTAGAAACTTATGCTAAGGAGCTTTATGGAGTTGACTTGGATAGGCGTCAGTCATTATCAAAGATGAAAAAAGAACTTAAAAAATCTATAGAAGGGGATAAATAATGACAGGTGAAAATGTTTTAAACATTCTTAAGCAGCCTATTAACGCTGCTGGCGATGATAACGAACTAGAGATAGGTGGTACTATGACTATCCTATCCACAGCTACGTTTTCGCGCGCGGGTCGTCAGATTGTAACTCCAGTTTGCGGAAACGCGAAAGTTGGCGCCACTTCTGGATGGGTGATAACTGCGGCTGATAATATTAGCCAAGGAACATTACCAGCTTCTCAAACAGCTTCTACTCTTATTGTGCCTATTACTGGGCTAGAAATTGGAGACACCCTAACAGGTCTTTCTGTATCTGGTCAGGTTGAGTCAGCTGGAAATGCTGCGACATTAGTTCTTTCTGTTCGGAAAACAGTGGCGGCTGCAGCTGGTAATACAGACGCAGAGCTTGGCACAGACAACGTTGGATCATTGGTTGCTGATACTTTAATTAGTAGCGCGACACTAGCTGTAACTGGATTAACAGAAGTTGTAGCAGAAGGTGAGGCTTTTTATGCATTGCTTACTGGAACAACCGCCGCTTCTACCGATATTGCTTTAAATAGCATTATTGCTACCGTAACAAGGTCTTAATCATAAGGGGCCATCATGTCAATTGGAACTGTTGACTTGTTAGTTAACGCTGGGGCTGGGTCCGGCGTTGATATAACAGGCGAATGGATGACTTGGTTTGGCGGCCCTGGTGATTTTTGGGTATGGGGTGAATTAGCTGGGGGCGGTTGCTATTTAGAAGCCGCATTTGCTTATAAAGAAGACGATTTCTCATTCACTGTGAACGGCGAATCCGTTGTTACTGATGTTCTTGGCTCAGTCACCACTGGGATGACAACTTTTTCAATAGGATATGCTGGTGGTTTTGGATTCTTTCTGAACGGGAACCTTCCGAAGCTGACCTATTACCCTACAAGACTACCCAATGAAACCTTAGTGGCATTATCGACATGAATATACTTTATTTAAGAGCGGATACTGAACAGAACCTAATTGATGCGCTGCCTTTTGCAAGAGGTGTAGATTTTGATAGCAATCCCATATGGATACGGGCAACACATGATTTCACGCTAGATATAATAGGCGCATTATCTAATGATGACGCCACGGTAGATGGGAATGGTGAAGTTGTTACTCAACCTGCACAGAAACCGGGCTTTCATGCGAATCTTTTATGTACTGATGCTATAGCTGCAACAATACCGAATGAAATAATAGTTATTCCACCTCCAACTAACATAAAAAGAAAATGGGCATAATATGTTTTATGGAAATAGCTATATTTTAGACAAGCGAAAAATTGCTTATACTTATAATATTACAACCGCATCGGCGGCAATTCCAGTTACGCTTGTAGAAGTAAAAGAGCATTTAAAAATAGATGCCGATGATGCCACTGAGGATACATATTTAACATTGCTTGTTAATATGGCGACCGAATATGGCGAGAAGTATACAGGTCGTGACTTTATAAATAAAACTTATACCACTTTCCGCGATGGGTTTTATGATCCATTGGAATTAAGGCGATCGAAGGTGTCGAGCATTACATCTATAAATTATTTAGTTAGCAATGTGTTTACTTTACTTGCGTCAAGTGTATATAGCTTTACTGACGTTCAGGATTATCCGCAAATTTTTCTACAAGATGGTCAATCATGGCCAGAAGATATAGATACATTGCCACAAGCGGTAAAAATTATATTTATATCTGGATATGGTGCGGCCGCAACGAATATACCGGCCGCCATAAAAATGGCGCTCTTAAATCACATTGCATTTTTGTATGAAAATAGAGGTGACTGCTCCGGCGAATGCAATGGTGTTAATTTACCCGCAAACTCTAAATCATTATATGATAAATATCGTATAATTAATATTGGAAGCTATGAGCGTGACCCGTCATATTATAGGTTATAAATATGCCTAAATGTATTAGCATAAGACGCAAAAAAAGAGACGTGTGCATTGGCGATATGCGTGATAAAATAATTGTGCAAACTCGCACTATAACCCCCCCTGGGGCGGGCGGCGCTGATTTTACGGAGGTATTTAACCTTGATAAAACGGTATGGGCTCTCATTGAAACGCGTGATGGCAAGGAAATATTCGACGGCACTGCATTAAAAGGCATTGCAACTCATTATATGTATATCAGATATTTATCTACATTGACATTTGAAGGGTGGGTTAAATATAAATCAAAATATTACAATATTATTGACGTACAAAACCTAGAAGAACGTGATGAATTTATGTTATTGAGATGTTCAGAACGAGGTACAACTGATAATTTATCGAATCAGGCTTAATGTTTAAAATCACACAAAATAGCGCAAGTCGCAAAGTAGAATTAAAGCTGCATGATTTAAAAGATATAAATGTGCGTGGAATTAGACAGGCATTTTATCAAATTGGCGCAATAGCCAGGCGAACTATAAAAGATAATATATCTGTAAAGCCGCGTCATGGCAGGCTAGAAAAATTCAGGGGGCGCAGTCGCCGGGCTTCAGTTACTGGGGAAAGCTTTGCAAATAAAACTGGCGCAGCCAAAAAAACCATTGGTTTTGATGTTCGTGGCGCGCAAGAGTTAGAGTTTGGTTTTCGAGAAAATCAAGATACTAAATATGTTGAATATTTAGAAGATGGAACGGCTAAGATGGGTAAGCGTCCTACATTGGCCATTGCGTCAAAGTCAACAGTAGGTAAGGCGCAGGTTATTATGGAAAAAGAATTGCAAAAAGCGCATAAGGAAGGGTTTAAATGATAAAAGCATCAACCATTATAGCTCAATTACAAGCCGTACTGCCAACGCAAACGGATTTGTTTAGTAATGCGGATATCACAATAAGTAGCTTGACGCGAGCAAGCACAACAGTAACGGCTGTAACTAGTTCTGCGCATGGACTAATAACTGGCAATTACGTCAATATTCTTAATGCCAAAACACCAATAACGATAACTTCAATTGCATCAGTGGCGAACACTGGAATAGGTGCATCTGGCTCAATAGTAACTGTATTAACCGCTACGAATCACGATTTTACAGAGGGTTTTGACTTCACTGCTGAAATATCTGGCGCAGATCAAGCCGCATACAATGGTACATTTACCATATTAACAGTAGCAAACCGCCGCACATTTACATACGCCATAACAACACAACCAGCAACCCCAGCGACCGGCACTATGGTATTGCTGAATAATAACGCAACCGGATATAATGGCCGCAAGCAAGTGACCGTTACCGACACAACAACATTTACATACGAAACTACGCTAACTCCCGACAGCCCGGCGCAAGGTACCCCAACATTCCGCAGTGGCGTTCGCGTAACTGGCGCTATATCATGGGAGCGCGCGCGCCAGGCGTATACAAAGCAAGCTGCTGATAAGTTATGGGCGTTTGTGGTCCTTGGTGATAATTCCATATCAAAAGATAGGCGCATTACAACAGACGCAATATCAACCTTAACCTATGGCGATGCATATCGTCAAAGGATGATAATACCATTTAGCATTTATATTTATGCGCCATGCGTTAATGAAGTTGCTGGCCGCGCTGTGCGTGACCAGATGGAGGATGTGCGAGTTGCGCTTTATAAAAGCATTCTACGTGCGGAGCTTGATTCGGTTCTTGCTGAAACTAATCTTTACGTTGTTACTGCTGCCGGTGATCGTTATGTTGAATATACCGGTGCTTATTATATTCATGAATTTATTTTTGAGCTTGTGGCTGACATTACCATAGGTGATACGGTTGCGCCTGAGTATAATGTTGCATTCCGCGACTTCTCATTGCAATTTGATGACCCTGATAATGTGGATGGTGACGATATTATTATGCATACGGCTGATATTGATTTGGATGACGTGCCGCTTTAATTAAATAGATTGCCAAATGGATTTGATGAAGCTTTGCTTGATTTCGGACTCGCTGCTTTTTGCAAATCATCAATTCTAGCAAATGCTAATCTTAAATCTTTTTTTAGAATTTTAATTATACTATCTTGCTCTATTATTTTAGCAATCATCTTTTTACAATTGCGAGATAGTGCTGATATATTTATGCTGTCTATAACAAGGTCATTGTTCATATTAGTCTCCTGAATTATCTAGTGTTGAATAATAAAAGCTATGTAGAAAACTTAATGATGGCAATCTGCCAAGTCGATTATATACCATCCATAACCATAAAATACGACCAGAGCGCCCGTTGCCGTCGGTAAATGGATGCAATAATTCATAATCAACGTGAATATTATGCGCGGATTTATTTAGTAAAGTTGCATCATGCAATATGCCTTGCAATGCATGACCAATGTTGATTCCTCCTGGTGGCGGCATGTGATTGCCGACAATGACATTCAGTCCATCCCATATGCGTAATTTTGCATTAGGTTGATAAATTTTAACAAAGGCATTTATTTCAGCTATAGTAATTTCGTTTAATTTCAAAAAACGATTGGCCTCTTTTATTTCCTCACGCGTAGGTTCTCTATGAATGTTCTCAATGGCATTTGATTCTTTGATAAAATCTTCAATTGTTAATGTCATGTTAGTATAGCCCCTCACTGTACAAATCATCTCCTGCAAGTCATGCTTAATAAATATAATAAAAAATCTTACAAGTCAACAGTGCTTTTTAATTATATTTAAAATAACTTTCCATTTTATATAAATGCCTCTATAATTGTATTGTTATGAAAATATAGGTGCATTGAAAATGATTACATTAAAACTTAATGCCGCACTAAATGGCCTTAAAGTGGGTGAGCAAATTACACTCGAAACCGATAAAGATGGCGTTATCATTGATAATTTTTGGTTTAGAAGGCTTCAAGATTCTGAGCGTGATAATTGCGTAGAAATAGTAAATAACAAGCAACTTGTAAAAGTAGAAAAAACCACTACTAAGGGGACTAAATAATGCCAATATCGCAGCCCGATACCACATTTACCATTATACCAGCAACTACCACCATATCAACTGAACCTCAAAAGGTTCTGTTTGTTGGCCAGATGCTATCAGGAACAGCAACCGCTGGCGCCCTTACGTCAGGTATAGGAAATACAGGCGAAGAAGATGCGTTATTTGGCGCAACATCAATGATCGCGCAAATGGTAAGGCAGGCAAGGCGTATAAATAAAGTTACTCAGTTCGATGCTATTGCGCTTGCTGATGCAAGCGCGGGCGTTGCTGCAACTGGAACTATTGTATTTTCAGGCACATCTACTGCCGCCGGAACTCTTACTATATCAATCGGATCTGGCTATAACTACGCGCTTACTGTGGCTATTCCAAGTGGAACAGCAGCTACTGCCGTTGGTGACTTGCTTGATACCGCAGTTGCGGCCGCGGTCAGCGCGCCGTTTACAAGCTCCAATTCATCCGGAACGGTAACCGTAACTAGCGTTCATAAGGGCGAGTTTGGTAATAACGTGGGTTATAAAGTTGAAGGCGCAGTCGCCGGTATATCAGTTGCGCTTACATTGCCAACTAATGGCGCAACCAACCCAACTCTTACAAATATATTTAATGTTATCGCGGGCGAGCGCTATCAAACTATCGTATGGCCTGAAACTTATACGCTAACAACACTTACAACTGAGCTTGATACTAGATTTAACGTTAGCAGTGCTGTTGAAGATGGCGTAGGCATTCAAACCCTATCTAATACTTATGCAAACTTAATAACCGCTGGTAATGCGCAAAATTCAAAGAGTCTAGTGCTTATTGGCAATAAAGAACTGTCAGCAACAGCCCATAAAGGCGGTGCATTGCTTGAGTTTAGTGACGTTATATCCGCTGAGTTCGCGGCTATTCGTGCATTGAGGCTGACAACTGGCGCAAATATATCAGCGTACACCATAAGCACAAATGGCGCGCTTGATGCTACTGGCGGCCCTGCAATTGCATCATTGCCGTATTTCAATACACCGTTTAATTATCTTGATTTGATTGATAGAGGTGTTGGATTTACAAACACAGAAATTGAGGCGTTACTAACTGCTGGTGTTGCCACATTAGCGAATAACCTTACTAGAACATCCATTATATCAGGTGAAATAGTAACCACTCGTAAAACTGATACTGCTGGAAATGTGGAAACTACATTTAAATTCCTAAATGCAGTTGATACGTCGGTCACGGTGCGTGAGTTCTATTTTAACAATATGCGCGCTAGATTTGCACAGTCAAGATTGACTCAAGGCGATTTGATACCTAATCGAAGCATGGCCAATCAGGCCGTTATAGAATCGTATCTTGATAATCTATATAATCAATTATCTGGTGATGATTACGTTCTTGTTCAGTCCGGAAGCGCTGCTCAAAAATACTTTAAAGATAATAGAGTTGTAACTCTTAACCTTTCAACTGGTGCGGTAACAATCACTATGAAAGTGCCTATTGTTACTCAGCTTCGTTCTTTTGTTGCAACTATGCAAATTTCATTCTCAACTACAGGAGCATAATAAATGCCAGGACCTATAGCACTAGTAAACCCATCGGTATTGGTAAATAATTTATCTGTACCCGTTGTTGTAAATAGCGTTTCATATACCGAAGGCCGGGGTGAGCAAACTGTAAGAGTTCAATCCGCTGGTGGTGGCTCAGTACAGTCAGTTTATTCTGATGATGTTGAGAGTAAATTATCAATGGTAAAGTTTGCAATGCTGCCAACTGCCGAAAATATCGCGCTTGTACTTGGATGGAAAGATAATACGAATGCAAATGTAATAAGTATAACAGGCGCTGGACTTACTCGGTCATTTACCAATGCAGTATTAACAAGTGACTATGAGGTTGTATTAGGATCTGATACGCAACTGGATTTAGAATTTAAAACCGATGCGGCTGTATAATAATCAAAGGAATTTTATGACTGATTTTAAAAGTGAGTTTACATTTAATCTTGATACGTCAATTAAGTATCATGATGGCGGTCAATTAGCAGAATCATATGAGTTACTTTTAAAAGCGCCATCAAATAAGCAGCGTCGCGAATCTGCTAAATTAAAGCAAGGCTTTTTTCGCGCCTTAAAAGGAATGGCAGATAATAGCGGTAATGTTGGATCTGAATCTGCCGGAAAAGATACATCAATATCAGGCAGTGAAGTTATGTCAGTTATTATGATGTCGGATGTTGACCTTGCGGAATATCAGGAAAATTTCCGCGCACTTCTTTTAAATGACGCATGTTCGGTTAATAGTATAAAGCTAACATCTCCTATGTTCGATTCATTATCTGATAGTGACACCGAGCGGCTTATGGGGGAGTACATTGCAAATTTTTTGCTAGCATCCCATCTATCGAAGATGGCGGCAAAATAGAGTATATCATTGCTAACCTTATGGTGTTTTATAAGGGTGGCCTTTCATATACGGAATTGCAAAGTATGCCTTTGCCAGATGTTTTTCGTTTACAGGAATATGCTGTAAAAATAAATAAAGAACGCGAAAGGGCAAACAAGTAATGGCATTTAATATTTCATACATTTATAAAGCTGTTGATAAGTTTTCGGGAACTGCGAATAATATTGCGCGCTCAGTTAACAACCTTGGTGCAAAAATCAAAAAATCAAATAGAGATATTAAGGATTTAGGTAATAACGTTAGAAACGCTGGCATTAAAATGACAGCGTTTGCTACGCTACCTATAGCACTAATTGGCCGGGGGATGATAAAAGCAGCAATGGATGCGGAGGAAACTGGCGCTAGATTCGAGGCGGTATTTAAAGGTGTATCAAAAAATGCAAACAAAACATCAAAAGAATTAAGTCGGGCATTCGGGCTTTCTAACGTGACAGTCAAAGATATGCTGGCGCAAACCGGGGATTTATTAACTGGCCTTGGATTTTCTCAAAAAGCAGCATTAGGATTGTCAACATCAGTTTCTAAGTTGGCCGCTGATTTGGCCGCATTTCAAAATCTTGAGGGAGGTGCTGCTCGAGCAACCCAGATACTAACAAAGGCGCTACTTGGGGAGCGGGAGTCTGCAAAGTCATTAGGCATAGTTATACAGGAGAAAATGGTTGTTGCTAAAGTTAAGCACATGAAGTCAATGGGCAAGCTCCGCAACATGACCTTCTTGCAAGCGCGGGCGGAGGCAACTTTAGCACTGGTAACCATGCAAAGCAAGAATGCCATAGGCCAAGTGGCGCGAGAGCTGGGCACCGCGACGGATAATACAAGGAGAATGGTAGAGGCTCAAAAAGATTTAAGCATAGCGTTTGGCGCGGTGATATTGCCTTTATATACTAAAATCACGCTGAAAATAACAAACTACATTAGGGCATTGGAAGATACATCTCCGGCGACTAAGGAATTGATATTAAAAATTGCCGCAATTATAGCGATTGTAGGCCCTTTATTGATACTACTAGGGTTAGCCGCCTCTGGCTTTGCGGTTTTACTTTCTGGTGTTAAAGTGCTTGCGGGAGGGTTTGCGTTGTTATCCGTGGCTTCTGGATCTCTAACTGGCGTAATAACGATACTGAATGCTGCAATGATGGCT